AGTTGCAGTTAATCTTCTTTGTGTTGTAAGTGTAACATCAGAAGTTGCCTTAACTCTATTTTCTGGAAAGTCAAACAGTAAATCATTATTAGCAGCATCTTTGATAACTGCTATGGTATTTTCAAGTTGTAAGTTAGCAAATGAATTTGCGGCTGTACCAATTGATGCTACGTCTCTAAAGTTTTGACTTGCATTCATCTTAATGTCCATCAGATAGAAGCGAGTTAAAGCTCCGTCTTCTTCTACCGATTTAACACGTGCAGTACCAATTGTTGAACCACCATACGACCTAACACTTCTTAAATTTTGCAAATCAAAAGTTTCTATATTTGGTAATCCATTTATAGAATCAACTAAAACAAAGTTGCCAAAACCTGCGCCAACAGGTTCAGCATTTATAGTAATAGATGTAGTAGCTTTCGGTACTTCAATTACTGTAGGATCCGCTCTGTGTGCTCTATAGCCAGCAACATAAGCAGTGCCTGGAGAAACATTTAAATTAAAGTTAGAATATGACGAAGAATCATAATTAATTCTAAATGGTTTTTTTACAAAATCTCCATTAATTTCTTTTACACGAAGAGCATCAAATTCAGCGATTTTGTTATAATCGTTTGTACCACTAACTGCTTCAATTAATTCTCCATCACGGATCTTTCCAAAGAAAACAAATGTATCAGCTGAATCTTTATCAGACTCATTTTTCAATGTTAACCTAATTCTATAACGATCCGCGCCTGGAGCAGTTAGATTTGGATTAGCTGTTTGATTATCATAAAGAGCTAAAGTATCACTAACCGTTACAATATCTTGTGTGACTACAAAACCTACGTTTTCTGTTGGAGCAGAATCATATTTTGAAACTAAGATTGATTGTTCATCAGCTTGAACAAAATGTCCTTGAGTAAAGAACGTACCACGTTGCATCGAAGCCCGCGTACCTCTACCTACAGCTTTATTTGATGACGTATTTGTGGTTTGAACTTTTAGTGTAACACCACTACTAGTTCCAACAATATTTTCTCCTGGAGTCAATCGTATTGGCGCAGTGCCAATAGTGCCTGAACTTTGATTAATATATTGAATATAAAGAGTAGCAGGATCACTAGTCAATGCATCAACAGGTAAAATTTCTATTACTTTTACACTAACATTTGAAGTTTGACCAACAAATGTATCGTCAATCATTGAAGTAGTACTAGAAGGCAGACTAGTAGTTGCATCAATTTTTACATATTCATATTTATTATTTACAAACATGCCTCCTGGTACAACAGAAGCACCTTCTTTAAATATATTTCTTCCGAATCTTTCAACTTCTTTTTGGATAATAGTTTGCATTTGCGTAAGCTCACGAGCTTGCAATTGCTTACCGCTATTAAAAAGTATGCGATGATAATGATCGCTATCTCTAAAGTCATCTCTATATGTTGTTGCAAATAGATTTTTAGTAAAATTATTAGGCATCGCTCATCCTTTAGAACTGTAAAATAACTTTTACGTCTTCTGCTTGCACATTCGACCGTAAGATAGCTGCTCTATTATCTATGTATAATATATCACCGGTGTTAGGATTAACTTCTGGATTGATCTTAGCAGAATCAATAATTCCAGTACCTACACCATTTGTTTCATTAACAACTTCCCCATCTTGGAAATCAGAAAAACCAGTTGTTGTAGTTTGATGATAATAAATGTCTGATGAATCTATATCATCAATGTATGCTTCAGCCAAAGTAATTTGACCTCTGATAATTTTGTCTTTAGTAAAAGCTTGTACTACGCTTGATAACTTCATTCTTTTTAGAGTATTACCAGTTGTTGCTGTAAATACTGAACCTGCATCATCTTTAATATCTTTGACCAATGTCACTTGTCTAAAGTCTTGATCTGTGATGAAGTTACTATCTGTTCCTTCAATACGAGAATGGAACATAATAGCAGCAGATTTTAAATCAACTCGACAGTCTGCACCAATTCCGGAATCTGGACCAAGAACCGCGCGGGCAGTAGCACCACCGCCTCCACCACCAGTAATTTCAACTTCAACTCGAGTATAACCTAATCCTAACTTTTGAGTAGTACCGCTATCAGCCATTTTAATCCATGCTAGTGTGCCAGTTGCTGAATCAATTCTAGCTATAGCTTGAGCTCCAGTACCAGAACCAAGAATATTAACTGTTGGATTTGATGTATATGCACTACCAACTGAAGTAATAATAACTGATGTTACTGCACCAACTTTGGCAGTATCTTGTATTTCTTCTTGTTTTAATTGAATACCGGTTGATGATGAATCAGTTTGCAATTGTTTTTTAACTGGTAAAAAGTTAGATGACATAAATGAGTTTGCTCTTGATGCACTAACAGTAAATAGAAATTTCCAAACATAACCATCTGATAATCTAAATGAATCATTGTTTGCACTTGTTGGTTCTACAGTAGATCCAACTGCCACTCCACTATTATCTCTACCAGTTTCTAAACAAATATACACATTGTTATTACCATTCATTACATAATATGGATTAGCAGGATAGCCAGAAACTTGACTATCGAATTGTGAATATATTGTGCCGTTTGACCAATTATATCGTGGAACTACAAGAGATGTTGCTTGAACTTTCTTGACAGATTGCATTTGGTTTCTTGCGCCAGTAACATCACTCGCTCTGTTAATCGGAGTTGGTACTGTATCAGCGCTATCCCAAATTTCTGATCTGCCAATACCAATATAATATCTCGCAGTATTTTGGGCAAACTGATCAAAAAATTGTCTAGCTAAAAGAGTTCTAAGAGCATCGGTTACAATTGCTGGCATGATTAAGATTCCTGAATTCTAAGTAATACGTGAAGGTTTGTTGAAGTATGACCTGCGTCTTGGGTTAAAGCTACTGAAATTCTATCTCCTGCATTATATGAAACAGCTGCTGTTTGATTCAAAGTTTGAGTTCCATTTCCTGTAACTTCAATTGATTTTGAAGTTTGTGTAACGCCATTAATATCAATATCTAATAAGAAAGTTGATGAGCTACCACCGTATGATGATGATGTAAAGTTGGCCGTAATATGAGTAGTTGTGCCAGCAACTGGCATTAACATTCCGTTTGGAGGAGAAGCTCCATTAGTTGTAAATAAATCTTGATTACTAGCCCCACTTACCGCGCCATCAATGGCAAAAGTAAGATATTGTACAGCACCTGAACTTACAGCAGATCTATTAATTGAAAACCATCCATCACTATCGGCTAATTCAAATCCATTAGTTACTGAGTTATAGTGCATCGCACCTTTTCTGTAATGCGAACTATAGAAAGCATTATTTTTATAATTATTTCTTTCTGTCGTAGTATTTTGTGGTACAAAAAGTAAACCTTTATTTCCTAAATCTGTAAATGCTCCACCAGCTGGTGTGTTTGTGGTTACTCTCCATCCATTATGAGCAGCATTTGATGATGCAGCCATGTGTATTTGATTTGCATTGACAATTATTTTACTATCACTACCAGATTTGATAGTTCTAGTTGCGGCAGAATCAAAGGAAAGCGGTTGACCTGAATCCATACCGAATGTAGTTCCAGGAATACTTAGCTTACCACTATTATCTGTTAATCTTAATGATCCAAGATGTATAGTGCTTCCGCTAAGATGTAGGTCTTTCCATTTTTTAGCTGATGTACCAAGATCACGAACTTCATTTTGGTCAGGTACAAGATCGTATGGAATCGATGCATTAATAGCAGTAACAATTCCTGTTACTTGAGCAGAATCTGGTAAAGCCGAAATTGCAGATGCTATAGTTGAATATTGTACTCCATCTAAAGTATCAGCATCTACATTAAGTGCATCAACAAAAGTTTTATTTACTCGAGTATCAATTGCTGAGTTGGCTCTTGCTGTTGTAAAGTATAGATTACCAGGACCTGAACCACCGTTTGCACCAGCAGAATCTTCGGGTGTAACATCTGTTGTTGCACCAGTCAATAGAGCTGTTAAGGCAGCTAGTGTAGTATCAACTGGATTTACTCCAATATCATTGTCTAATTTAAATTGTGTAACAGCTGAATCAATTGAAGAATCAACTTGCACCGATGTTTGTAGTGTCATACCAAGTGCACGAGCTGAATCTAAGCCACCGCTTTGTCTAAATTGTATATATGCAGAATCAATATATGCTGTAACGTCTGTAGAGTCAAGGCTTAATCTATTTGCTCTAGCAGAATCTAAGAAACCTGCACCAAATAATGCATCAATTGCAGAAGCTGAGTCGAGAAGCTTTGTAGTACCTCCACGAATTCCAAGAATATAATCGCGATCGGCTTCTTTCTTAATATCTGTTATAAAGGCTAATGTGCCTGTGCTATCTTGTAATGTAATATTATTAATACCAGAAGGATCAGCAGGAATTAATCGAGTGACAGTTGTCATCGAATCTTTAGTAGCACCATCAAAGAGAATGCCATCAAAACCAAATCCAATACCATTGCTATTAACACTTTGCAAATTAAGCTGCAGTGAAAGAGCCGTTATGTTTGAATATAGTTCAGTAAAGTTGGCATTAATTTTGGTAGCGCCAGTACGTAGATCATCTCCGGTACCATCGTTGCCTACTGTTCCAGTAAATATGTTTTGTCTTGCCATTTTCTATCCTGCAATAATATTAATCTTATTTATATATGTTAATACTGCTTATTTGAGGTTAAATAACCTATTG